ACAACCCGCCCCCAGGCAGCCAGACGCTCAATCCAGCGTGGGACATCGAGCCGGTAGAGGGGCCGGTCACCATCGTCGCCTTCGTCAAGGGCGGCGACACGACAGCGTGGCGCGATGCCGATGCGGACCAAGACGTAGACGCCAACGCCGTAACCGTCACGCTGACCACAGTTGCTGGTGACTTGGTCATCAAGTTCGACCAGCGGTTCGACAGCAACGAGAACCCTCCGAGCCTCACCAGTGGCTGGACCAACGGCGCTACCGGCGGCAACGTCGATGAGGGGTGCCGCCTCTCGTACATCAGTGCAGCAGGCACGACCCAGGTTTGCGCATCGGAGGACGAGAGCTATTCGTCCATCGTCGCGATCTCGATCCCTGCGGCTGCGGGCAGCACCTACACCCTGACGGCGGACGGGGGCAGTTACGCGGTCACCGGCACGGCCGCTGGCCTTGCAAAGGGGTCGAAGCTAGCGGCAGCGGCTGGCTCGTACACGCTGACAGGCACGGATGCCACGCTGACCTATAGCGGCAGCGACCGCACATTGACGGCAGACCCGGGAAGCTATGCGCTTACTGGCACGGCGGCAACGCTTCGGCATGGCTACGTCCTGACCGCAGAGTCAGGCTCCTACGTCATCACGGGTGCGGACGCGCTGCGCGATCTCTCGATGGCGGCGGCGGCCGGGAGCTACACCCTCACTGGTTCAGCGGCGACCCTCACGCGCGGCAGGCCCATGGCCGCGGCCGGTGGCTCCTACGCGCTCACCGGATCGGCGGCCACGCTCACCAAGGGCTACAGGCTGACCGCAGAGGGCGGGTCATTCGCACTGACTGGCACGGACGCGGCGCTGACATATGACGGCGCCGGGTTCACGATGGCGGCCGATCCGGGTAGCTATGCGCTGACAGGTTCGGCGACAACCCTTCGGCGCGGCTATGTTCTGACGGCCGAATCCGGCGCCTGTGCGATCACGGGTGCGGACGCGGGTCTGTCGGTGGGACGGAGGCTGGCGGCCGAAGGCGGTTCCCATGCCCTCACTGGCTCGAGCGCCAGTCTTCGGGTTGGGTATCGTCTGAGCGCGGGTTCAGGGTCATTCGCGCTGACGGGATCTGACGCAACGTTGACCTATGACCAGGGCAATCCTGTCCTTGCCGCAGATCCAGGCGCATACACGCTAACCGGCACCAGTGCGACGCTGACATACACGCAGGCCATTCGCCTGTCCGCGCCGCCTGCACGTCGCCGTACGCAGAGCCGTACTAGACCTGCCAACATCCAAACGAGCACGCGATGACGCTGAAGCTGATAACGGCGGCCACAACGTTCCCTGTCACTCGCGCAGAGGCGAAGAACCAGTGCCGGATTGACTCCGACATCACGGCAGACGACGGCCGGATTGATGTGCTGATCGAGGCGGCAACGCTGGCGTGCGAGCACGAACTAGGCGACCGCGCGCTGATGACGCAGACGTGGGAGCGCGTGCTGGACGAGTTTCCGGCTGATGCCATCGAGCTTGGCAAGCCTCCGGCTGCGTCCATCGTGTCGGTGAAGTACATCGACGTGAACGAGGTAGAGCAGACCGTGGCATCTACCGACTACTCGCACGACACGGACTCGGATGATGGCCGCTGGCTTCTGCCTGCAATCGATACCGATTGGCCGAGCACGCTCGACACTGCCAATGCAGTTCGCGTTCGGTTCTCTGCTGGCTACGGGGCCGCGGCGGCCGTGCCGGCGGCCATCAAAACGTGGATCCTGCTGTACGTTGAGCACGCATATCTCCGCAAGGACATGCCGGAGTGGGCGAATCGTCTGCTTGACCGCTACCGGGTGTACGCATGAAAGACCTTGAGCCTGTCGAGCTAGACCAGCAGATCACCATCCAGCAGCGCGCCTCCGGCGTCGATGCTCGCGGCCAGGAGTCGGGGTCGTGGAGTGCGCTGTACACGAGCATTTGGGCTTCGGCTCATCCGCTGACGGGTCGCGAGTATTTCGCCGCTGGCCAGACACAAAGCGAAGTCGTGATCCGGTTCCGCATCCGTTATCGAGGCGACATCACGGCCAAGATGCGCGTGGTCTACCGCGGCGCGTATTACGACATCGAATCGGCGCTCGACATCGAGGGCAAGAAGCAGTGGCTTCACCTGATGTGCAAGGCGCCCGGGAAGGACACGCGATGATCGAGGCGAAGGTGCACGGCATCCCTGACCTGAAGGCCGCGCTTGCCTCCATCGTGCCGAAGCTGCGTAAGCGTGCCCTGCGCAACGCGCTGGCTGCTGGAGCCCGGTTGGTGCGTGATGAAGCACGTAAGGAGGCGCCGGTTCTGAAGCCGGATATGAAAGTGCCGTACCGCACGCGCGGGCTGGTGAAGAAGTCGATCAGCGTGCGCACCAGCAAGATCGCGCGGCGCTCTGGTGACGTGGGCGTGTTCGTCAACGTGCGGCCGGCGAAGGCGGGTCAGCGCGGGGCTAAGAATCCGAACGACCCTTTCTATGCTCGATTCGTTCAGTGGGGGACCGTGAAGATGCGCGGCTTCCACTTCCTTGAGGCTGGCGCTGGGCAACTCGGCGCAGCGCTGGAGAAGTTCAAGGCCGTGATCGGGCCACAAATCTCCAAGCTCAATGGCGGGAAGAGCATCGATCTATGAGCGCCGAATCCGACTTCCGGGCGCTGCTCGCTGCGAATGCTGGCGTGACGGCGTTGGTGTCCACGCGCATCGCACAGAACGCCGTCCAGGAAGGCTCGGTGTTCCCGCTCATCGTCTTCACCGCATCGCACAACCCGAGCTACGGCCTGGACGACACGCTGCTCGACGACGAGGTGACCATCGAAGTGCAGTGCTGGGGCGATACGGCCCTGGTGGCCGACAGCGTCGCCGATGCGGTTGACACGGCCCTCGGCACGCGCGCCATCGTCACCGGCCGAGCGAGCGGGTACGACGCGGAGCTTGGCATGGACAGCACGGTTCTAACTATCCAGTGGTGGGCATAGCCGCGCCGCTGACCCAATCACAAGCCGCCTCCGGGCGGCTTTCGTTTTTCCGGGCACCGCCCGCTTTCAAGGAGCATCCCAATGGGAACCATCACCGGGCGTAACGTCAAGATCGAAGTTGCCCTCACGTTCGATTCCGCGCTCACCGTGTCCGCGGTGACCAAGGCGAGCCCACCCGTCGCCACATCCACATCCCACGGATCGCTCGACGGCGAGGTCGGATTCTTCACGGTGACCGCCGGCATGGTGGAACTGCAAGAGCAGGCTTTCATGGCCGACAACGTCGCGACGAACACCTGGGAAATGCCGGGACTCGACAGCACCGACTACAGCACATTCACTGCTGGCACGGCGACGATGGCCGCGACCTGGGGCACGGTCAGCGAGGCGGCCGGGTACACCGTGGGCGGCGGCGCTCCGGCTCAACTCGACGATACCCGACTGACCGACACCAAGACCACGAACATCGCCGGCAACCTGGCGTCCGAAGACCTGAACATCGACGTTCGCAACGCCGAAGTCGATGGCGCAGCCATGGCGTTCATCGCAGGCAAGGCACAGCGCGGTTTACCGATCCTCATCAAGATCAGCAAGGCGTCGCAGGTGCTGCGCGTGTTCTACGGGATCCCTGGCCGCCCTGGCGAGTCTGTGTCGGCTGGCGGCGCAGCGACCGGACAGTTCGGCCTCGTGGGCCGTGGCTGGGTTGTGAAGCCGAACGCCTGATGAGCGCAGACCTCATCGCCAAGGTGCTGGCCCAGCGTGAAAGCTGGGTCGACCTGGAAGACGGCAAGCGGGTCAAGATCCGCCGCCCCGCCGAGGCGCAGATGCCGGCGTTCCGTGCTGGCGTCACCCCCGAAAGGGTGGTGCGCTGCTGCGTGGACTGGGACGGGTTCAGCGAGGCCGATGTACTCGGCGCGGCGCTCGGATCCGGCAACAGCAAGGTTGCGTTCGCGGTCGACCTGTGGGAGGTGCTGGCGCTGGATCGCATGGACTGGCTGGAGAAGGTGTCATCCAGTCTTGTCGAGGCCATCACCTCGCACCTGAGCGCACGGAGCGACGCGGCAAAAAATTTCGAGCCCTCCTAGACGCGCAAGCCGGTGCCGTCTACGAGGGCGAAGAACCGCCGCAAGCAACGGCCGCAGACAACCTCGCAATCAGCGCCTGGAACTACCTGTCTAACGGGTCGGGCGGCATCGACTGGGGCGGTCTGCCGCTCGTGGCATCGGTGCTCGGTGTTGAAGACGTGGAAGCGTTGATGCACAGGCTGTTGGTTATCAAGACACACAAGCCGCCCGAACAGGACTGAATGCAATGCCGTTGGCCGTTCTCTCAATCGACCTTGTTGCGAAACTCGCATCCCTTGAGCAGGGCATGGACCGCGCCGGCCGCCTCGCCGAGAAGCAGGCCGCCCAGATTGAGCGTTCATTCAGTGGGCTGAAGGTCGCCGCAGCCGGCCTCGGCGGCGTGATCGCTGGCGCTTTCTCGGTCACCGCCATCCAGCAGTTTTTCGTCGCAACTGTTGATGGCCTGGACGCGCTCAACGACCTGAAGGACGCCACTGGCGCGAGCATTGAGAACATCTCTGCGCTGGAAGATGTTGCCCTGCGCACAGGCTCGTCGTTCGAGACCGTATCGGCTGCGCTGGTCAAGCTCAACGGTGTTTTGAAGGATGCAAAGCCAGGCAGCGGCGCGGCCGAGACGCTGAAGGCCATCGGACTGAGCGCCGAGGAGCTGAAGCGTATCGACCCGGCCGAGGCGATGCTCAAGGTGGCGCAGGCGCTGTCCGGATTTGCAGATGACGCCAACAAGGCGCGCATCGTCCAGGAGCTTTTCGGCAAGAGCATCCAGGAGGTTGCTCCGCTGCTGAAAGACCTGGCCGAAAAGGGTCAGTTGGTCGCTACTGTGACGACTGAGCAGGCGCAGGCCGCAGAGACGTTCAACAAGCAGTTGGCGGAACTCCAAAAGAACACCGTCGACGTTGCGCGCAGCCTTACCGGGCCGCTGATCTCAGCCATCAACGACACGATCCAGAAGTTCAAGGACGGCGCGAAGGAGGGGAAGAACTTCTTCGCGAACACGCGTGATCTTCAACTCCAGGCGTTTGGGGTCGACACGTCGGCCGCTGGCCGTCGGTCGCAGCAGATAAGAGACCTGGAGGATGCACTGAAGCGCCCGGGGCTGAACGCGAATGCCCGCCAACAGTTCGAGCAGGATCTGGCCAAGCTGCGCACTCAGCAACAGCAGGCAAGGGCCGCGGAGGTATTCGAAGATGGGTTCGTCGGCTCCGACACGCTGAAGCCTACGGTGGGCGGCATCCCTGGCAAGCCTGGGAAGGAACAGAAGCAGCGCGCGGAGAGGCCTGCGTTCGTCGGGCCGGAGCTTCCTGAGGCCACCAAGGCCGCTATTGATGCGCTGAGCAGCAGCGACCTGGCCAAGGCCAAGCAGATAACGGCTGCGGTTGCAGAGCTTGACTCGCTATTTGCATCGGGCCGCGTGGATGCACAGGAGTACGCCGCAGCAATCGAAAAGCTGCGCGGCAAGGATGTTGCGGGGCCGATCCTCCCGGATGAGGAGGTGGCGCGCATCAAGCGCCTGAACGAACTGTTGGCCGCGACGCCGACGGCACAGCTTGAGGCCACACGAAGGGAAATGGAGTTCCTCGCCGAGTCGTTCGAGAAAGGCTCGATCACAGCAGAGCAGTTCACGGAAGCTGCGCAGGCCCGTCTAGGCACGCTCCCGGAGAAGTTCGAAAAGGCCGCGGACGAGATGACGGCGTTTTCCGAAGAGGCCGCCAGGAACATCCAGGACGCGCTCGGAGACACGGTGCTCGCGACGCTGGAAGGCGACTTCGACAGCATAGAAGATAGCTGGAAGCGCATGCTCAACCGGCTGGTGTCCGAGGCAATCGCGGCAGACATCGGCAAGGCCCTATTCGGCAATGGCAAGCCAAGCCTTGAAGGCGCAGCCGGTCAGATTGGCAAGCTGTTCGGTGGCGCGTCCAGCCTGTTTGATGGTGTGGCGGGCGCAATCGGCACGTACTTCGGCGCAGAGAACCCGAGCAGCGCCTATGCCGTCAACGGCTCGGACTTTGGGTTTAGCTTGGCGGACATCCCATCCTATGACGTGGGCACACCGTATGTGCCACAGGACACGCTTGCTCTGGTCCATCGTGGTGAGCGCATCACACCAGCCGCCCAGAACAGGCCGGGAGCCGTGGGGCCTGGCGGCACGGTGATCCACAACAGCCCGCAAATCTACATCGACGGCCGGATGGATCAGGCATCCACAGCCCAACTCATCAGCCAGGCGCTCCAGGCCAACAACCGAGCCCTTGAAGAGCGCATGAACGCGCAGGGGCGTCGGTAAATGGCAATCATCAGCCTGCCCGGCAGCTTCCGGCCGGTGGGGTTCTCGTTCGGCCAGCAGCGCTTTGACACCATGGAGCGATCTGACTCCACGGGGGCGGAGGCGGCGCGCCTGCTGGCCCCGCCGAGGTGGACGTGTGGGGTACAGAGCGCGGATCACATGACGCTGGTGGAGGCCGGGCAGTGGGAGGCGTGGTGCCTCAAGCTGCGTGGCGGTGTCAACGTGGCGGCGATCTATGACCCTGTGCGTCAAACCCCGCAAGGGGGCGTAACGGGATCGCTGAAGTTGGTTGGCGACTTGCCGGCTGGCTCTACATCCATGACCCTCACCGGGAACACAAACGCGCTCGGCTTCGACGCAGGAGACTGGATGCAGATCGGCAGCGGCGTTGGCACCAGTCACCTGTGCAAGGCTGTTGCCGATGTGGATCCGTCAGGGAGCGGAGGCGCCTTTACGTGGACCTCGTTCACATGGACCTCGTTCACTTGGGTGGACGCCAACACCATCACAGTCGCATTCGAGCCGCCGACAAGGGTCGCGTTCGCCCAGGGGTCGGCTGTGACCATTGATAGACCAGTTGGGTACTACCGCATGCGCGGTTCACCAAAGTGGCAGTACAGCCAGCGCGCATACAGGCGCGAAGGCGGCTTCGCTGTGGACTTCATCGAAACCTTTTCCGCCTGACGAACCATGTCGCAAAGCACTCTGACAAGCCCGTCTACCATCAGCCCGGTGAATGCCATGTTCACGGAGTTGTATGCGCTGCGGGAAATAATCTCGCAGGCTGGGGTGTATACGGCCGCGACTCCGAAACTCACGTTCGACGCGAACTGGAGTGTTGGCCTGCGCGTTACTCCTCCTGGTTGGGGTAGCTCCGTTGCTGCATTTGATTTCGGCACACTTGGCGCCGTTTACTCGGACAGCACAACGGTCGGTCTGCGCGCAAATTCGTTCAATGATGGGACTAACAATAAGGCTAAAGCGACGGGGCTTGGTGGGACGCTGCAAATTGCCGCAGGAGTCCTGAAATATAGCAACGCGGCAAGCGTGTCAGCGGGATCAAATCAGACCTTTGTGGATCATTGGTCCATTGATGCGAGCGGGCATCAATACATATCTGGTCAGTCGGCACTACCGTCAGCCGGGACGACTGGCACGGCGTGGGTGCGCTCTGTCGGCGAGCTTACGTCGCTGCAGTTCAGGGCCGCATCTACCAGCGCAACCGCATCCATGTCGTTCTATAACTCCGGCGGCGGCGTCGGATCGATAACGCACTCTGGATCGGCGACTTCATACAACACGTCATCGGACGTTCGCTTGAAAGAGAACATTGTCGATGCGGGTGACGCTGGGGCGAAGATCGACTCAATCCAGATAAGAGCCTTCGACTGGGTGTCTAGCGGTGAGCATGTTGACCACGGTGTCGTGGCTCAAGAGTTGCATGAGGTGGCGCCGGAAGCTGTAACTGTCGGCGGGGAAGATCCGGCTGTAGAGCCGTGGGGCGTTGATCCGTCAAAACTGGTACTGCTGCTTGTCAAAGAGGTGCAATCGCTTCGTGCCCGTGTGGCTGCGCTCGAGGCGACATGAGCATTTCGCTCGACAGCACCGCGCAGGCTCGGGCGGCGGCTACGGTGCGCGGTGCCCATTGGCTGATCCAACTGGATTTCACCACTGGCACGATGTACGTCACCACATGGCCGCACGACCTGACCATAAGCGGCCAGACGTACAGCGCCATCAACGTCGACGTGGCCGATGTTGGCGAGTCTGAGAACGGTTCCGCCGACAAGGTGACGCTCAGCATCTCCATCGTCAATCAATCCATGTTGGCATTGACGCTCGGGAGCCTGGACACCTACCGTGGCCGGAAGGTCAGGCTGTACGTGCAGTTTTTCGACGACACGTTCCAGCCGGTCGGCGCAGCGGTGCACTACTGGACAGGCCGCATGG